CCTATCACTGAGACCCTTATCCTTCAGTTTGAGCTGTTTCTCCAGTTCACTGCGCATGGCAGTTGTGCGCCGCATAATCACCTCGTCAATCTTGCCTTCTTCGAGCAGAGCGCGTTCTTCGTCGCCTTCTATCTGCTCTAGCGCACCCATAGCCTTCTTGTACTTCTCAGGATCGATATTCTGGAATCTCTCCGCCGCCTTTTTGCGCTCTTCTACCTCTTTGAACAATTTCCTGTTTGACTGTCGGAACTCATCCAGCTTGTCCTTATATGACTTGTCCTCGACGTCGAGTACGAAACCTGCGTCAGTCTTCGTGTAAAGGTCATGTAAGGTTTTGTCTAGATCGTCTAGACTTTCAAGGAATGCCTTCAACATTCTTTCACTTCTCCTTTCTCAGAGAATGGTAAGACGGCTTGAAGGAAAACTCTAGCCTTTTTTTATCAGGTGACGCAAGTCTGCTTCCTTGAACTCATCATTTGGGGCATTGCCCTGTTTTCGTAATTGAAGATCTTGTGCAACGGCCGTAGGCAGGACACTTTCCTTAAGCCATGTAATCGCGTCGTCAACAGCAACGGCATGTCCTTTCGATTGTGCAGAAAATGTTTTGTCGAATGACGCAAACGAGCCGCTCGTATGAACTCTCAACACTCCCATGTTACTCCCTTCAAGAGGAAAGAACCTTCAGTTCGTCGATTGTGAGGGGGTTACCGGACTGATCTATGAGTTGCGCGAAAGTAATCTTGTCGTCATTCCACAGTTCCCACTTTCCTGGACCTAACGCTTTCTTCTGATTAGCGACAGACCTCCTTCTTAGCCATTCTTCGTAATTCACTTTTCCAGAGACCTGACCATTCAAACTTTCCCTAGTTCCGACTGGGATTTCTTTGATGCCTAACTGCTTTGCCCTATCTTCGCCCAGCAGCTCCTCGAAGGATTTTGTAATCGGGATGAGTACAGTTCTACAACGTGGATGCCAAGGAGGTGGACCAGGGAAAGGCTCTTGTCTCGGACTATCAGGAAGAGGCTTTCCTTTGAAATCCCATGAGGAGCCATCCCTTGCTTTGCAAATGTCGCTTGTCTTCAAGTCTAGCGTAGCGAGAGCCTGTCTGCCCTTCAGTACATCCTGGTTTCCTTGGTAGGTGCGGTCTAAGGTCTCATTGCTGATAGCCTGTACGGCAGTTCGGACGAGAGTAGTAGCCTCGTTGGTGGAAGTGTTCATGATTCCACCTGTGAACGTCCTGACTAGCTTTTTCTTGCCGGCTACCGTGACAGCCTTTGTAGCCCCTGTTGCACGACCCCTGACTCTTACGATGAGGTCCTGATTTGTCTCCCCACCAGCAATCCCTAACCGCATCTGCTGCGAGAAACGGTCTGTTAGGTCCTTCTCCTGCTTTGCCCACCACTTTCGGAGAGACGCGCCGTGAATATCAGTTTTCGTGACTAGGGTGAAAAGGTCGGAGGGGGAAAGTACGTTTGAAGCAATCGGTGCTTTGAAAACTGCATTGATATTCCGTATGGCGACGTTGTTCTCGATAGAGGCCATCGCCACGAGCTGGGAACGGAGGTCTTTTCTCGCTGGCTTGTAACCTAGCCTGATGGTTTTCCTGACCTGGAGCAGAAGAGCCTCAGCGCGCCTGAACTTGAAAGCTGTTCTCTTTACCTTCTCAATGTCGAACTGGCGGATTTTGGCGACTAGGTCTTCTTGGAGTTCATCGAGAAGCCCAAGTATTTCTCTCGCAACTCCTGCCTCAAACCTCTGGATGTTGACGGCATTCGTGACAAAGGCGTCAGCGAGCTTCTCGTTAGCGTTTGGCGGCATTTAATCCCATGGCTATTCACGCTTAGCAGTAAACGTTGCTTCCATGCGGGCGAGTGTCTGAGTATTGTTGTCAATAGAGGTCAGTGTTCTTTCTTGAAGTTTCTCATTGCGAGCGTTTGATTCTTTTATTGTGTTGGTGAACTTGTCACTGATTTTATCCAACGCCTCGCGACTATGTTTTGCCTGGGTTGTCATCGCTTCGCCGACCTTGGTGATGAATTTCCACATGAATCCCAAGAACAGGACGACGACAGTGATGATGGCGGCCCCTAGCGGCCACTGCTCCCATGCTGCTTGTATTCCAGGATCCATCTACTTACTCCTTCCCTTCCTCCTCTTCCTCACCCTCTTCTTCGTTTTCTTCCTTCTCTTCGTCCTCCTCCTCCTCCTTCTCCTCTTCCTTCTTAGTCTCTTCCTCTTCAGCAACAGTAGGAGGCCGTTCGGGGATACCCACAGCGATAAGAGCTGCCTCGTCCTCGACAGTGATCCCTTCTGGAATAAGCTCGCCCCGCCGTACGTTGTAGAACCAAGTATTCCAAGAGAGTAAGCCTCCCTGAACAGCAGCCATAAGAGCCGCCAAAGTCTGCGGGTCGATTCCTATCAAATTGAAGTCGCTATTCATCTCGACATTGACGTCTTTGGGGTCGCCCCCCGTCCAGTCAACAATCCACTGAAGGAGCCTAGTAAAAGAGTTGCCGACGGATAAAGAGATGTTGGAAAGGGAACTCTGCTCTCCTGAATGGCGCAGTCTGACGGTCTCCGCGGCTTCGACCCCAGCCGTCTTCTCCTCTAAGAGACGAGCCCCAAGAACAGCCATCAGCCTTTCCTTGCTAACCATACCTTCCTGCAAATGGCCCAATCCAGCTCCAGTAAACTCAAGGAACCCGGCCTTGGCCCCGGGGTTCTCCGTTACCCAAGCCTCAGCAGATCCAATCTTCAGTCGCTTGTTTCCTTTGATAGCAAATCCAGAAGCCCAGGCAGTAGGCAAGGCAGTGAAATGCCGCCCGTGTTCTAGGTCTGCGGAGTTTCGATAGTGACTGATGTTTACGTTAACGAGGTCGATCAAAGGTGACTTGGAAGGGTTCGGGTCTGTATCCTCCGAGTTTGTAAACTGGAATGGAATCTCGTGAAGAACCCTTCCGCCCGACAAGCGAGGAAGGATTGTCTTGTCCAGTATCCACTTCTCTTTCGAGTCTGCGGGAGCCTTTACCCATATCTGCTGCACGTAAGTAGGCTCTTCCTCATCAGGAAGATTCATAAGAAGAAGCACCCTAAACTGAAGCTCTTCCTTCAGTTCAAATATATCGTCTGCGGTTCTCTCCGAGACCGTCTCGCGCAAAACTATGAGGACGGGCACCCTGCGTCCCTTCACAGTTCCCACCTCCCAGTTGATGATATTCTCTGCAAAGTAGGGAACGATGTAGGGCACACTGCTTTCTACCCCTTTTCCCTTCTTCCGCGCTTCTGCATCGACAAGATGCCCAATCCTACCTATCGAAATAACCTCATCCGTCGTATCTTTGAGCATAGCTTCAATCGATTTGTTGGACCTACTGATAGATTTCAACATCTCCTCTTTGGCTTTGGGAAAAGAAATTGACGGAGGCTTTCTCATGACAGCCCCTGATAATCCCATCACTGTACGCGACGACGCTGAGTAGTACATAGCTCGATTCTTGTAAGACAGATATTCAGTCTCATCTTGCCCACCAAGTTTTGGGAGGAACTTGATTCCTGCTGCCTTGATTGCGTCCTCACCTTCTATGGCAATCCTTACCTTCTCCCATGAAGATAGGAACTTGGCATAAAGAGGATGAATGTTGTCGACGGGCATTTAGTACCCTCCAAGTTTCACGACCGAGAGACTTTCTCGATCCACCGGAAAAAGAAAAGCTACAGGGTAAGAAAAGGAGTCCAAAAGGTGACTCAGATCTACTTGCTTGTTCATGAGTTCATGAGAATAAATAGACAAGTACTTCACCAACTTCTTACAACCTGGATCTACCGTAAGCGTGATTCGACCACTCCTAGCCTTGAATTTACCGTTGCAAGCGTTGTAGCGGTCCTTCCTAAGAGGGTTTTGGTGACGCGCATTGACAGTAAACCCAGCTCTTCTGATAAAGTGAAAATCCGACTTTCCTCCAGGGGAGCTAGTATGCCGACTCATTCCTGTAGCGTCAGGATAGATATCCCGCAGCCCCTGGTTCCAATACTTCTCAGCCAAAACAGAACACATATACTCCGTGTCGGCGTTAGGGAGTTCAATTTCGTCAAAGAAGTGCAGCTGATTCTTGTGCTTCCAGAAAACGGATGCAGCCATGGGATTCACGTTGAAGTCCATTCCTGCACCAAGCTCAGCTTCTTTGGGTCTATTGAGGGAAACCACATTCTCACTTCGGTCGAAAGCATAGTACACAAGTCCCGACCCTAGGTTAACGAACTTGCCTTCTATATAAGCGTCCGCTGCCTTTCCAGGAAACGCTGCCTCCAGTCTTTTCACGTACCCAGGATCAAGAGCCAAATTCTCTCTTGTACTTGCATGAACAACACCGACATCATGCTTTTCTTCCTCCCCAACACAAATATCGTAGCCCCAGTTCAGCTGTTCGGGAGTACCATCCATCACCAGTTCCTTGTGAACCGCCTCAGGATGTCGAATACGAGCCACAAGCTGCTTGAAAACTTCCTTATCCTGAATAAAAGCTTCGTCGATACCTCCCGCGGCCAAGTTCGGACCTCTCAAACTCAAAGGATTCTCTCCCGAGTAGACAATGAGCAGGCCTCTTCTTCCCCCATACCTGATTCTGAACTCATGAGCAGTAGCATTGTATGACCACCAAAACCGACGACCCAGGATGCTTCGTTTCCCCGTGAGCAAACTAGCTATGGTGGCAACGGTCGTGTGCCTAGCAACTGGATACGAAGGAGAAACCAAAGCACAAGGACACGGAGCATTCTGAAGAGTCAGTGCTACCATTCTCTTTGAAATACCAAGAGTCTTCCCCGCGCCGAAACCTCCCACGTATACCTTTATGAAATTGGGTAGGCTCCACCACTTACGTTGGCTCTCCCACATCCCTCCTCTTGTGATGACCCCATTGACGTCAACAGTAGGGGATTCCATCCTCCAAAAAGATTCCCCATGATCGTCTTCAGGCCTAGGACGATCTACAGTCGAGCAAATATCTTCAAAGAAATCGCTCATCGGGGTCGTAGTCCTCTAGAGTTCCCCCAGCTGGGTCATGCCTGGAAAAAGACTTACGATCCCGTCTTTCAAGTATGGAAAGCTCCCTGAACCAATTCTTTTTGGATTCATGTAAGTTCTGTATCCTGTCCAATCTGTACTCAGCAGAAGCCCGCTTGAATTTCTGAAGGAAATAGGCGTAAACAGCGTGGTTCTCGGGTGTTCCGTTAGCAGCGAGGAACTTTTCTCCTCTACGACGCCACATCCAGAAGGTGGAATCATCGATTCCGAGATAGTCACAAACCCCATCAGGCGGTAAGCCTTCGACGATGAGCTTGCAAAAGTCTTCCGTGAGCTTTTCGGTGAGGATAGTCTTCGGGTTAAGTTGAAGCCCATTCTTGCCGTTGATGCGCTTTCGTCTCATAGGCAAGATAGTAAGGCCGAAAATCTAAAAAATCAAGATTCACATACTAGGACGAATCATTCGTCCTCAAAGAACTTGATTTGACCCTTCTCAATAAATCGCTGCCGCCTCGAAGCTAGACCGTACTCGATGCCCTTAATCCGCCTCTTCGCTAGCTTGACGTACTCAGGATTGATTTCGATGCCGATGTATTTGCGTCTGAGCTTGGCAGCGACAACGGCAGTAGTTCCCGAGCCAAGGAATGGGTCTAGGACAATACAAGGAACAGGACTACATCGGCGACAGGAGCAGGTAGGACGCCAGCCAATTGTAGTTATTCTAAAATAACTATCTGGACTAAATCCTTTTTCCGAATTCCACGCTAAATCCCTATTCTTCCCACGCAAATCTTGCATTGTCCGTGATGGACGCGCATCAACCTTCTTTTGATCAAATTCTCTCACCCATCCTGCCCCACACTTCGGACAACATCCTTTCTGGCTAGTACCTGCCTTGATGCAAGGCGTCACAAGTTTAGTGGGAAAGGTAGCAAAGTGCGCATCTGGATAAGCCTGCGTAGGAATATTCCAGACATCGCGTAGATTACGTCCTTGCTTCTCCTCATTATCATGATGCGTGTCATGAGCAAATTGCGTTCGCTGAAGCCCCTTCTGTTCATCAGTCATCTTATCTAGCTTACGTCGAGGACTTCCAAAACCCTCCATGGGGTTCCACGACTTCTTTGATTCCTCACGTACCGCCTCCGCGTCATAGAAGTACTT